GCATGAGTTTCGGAAGTACCGGGAGGTGAATGGGATTGATTTAGCGGGGTTGGTATGTCGGGCGCAGGATGATTTTGATGTGGATGCGACGTTTATTGATGAGGCGGGGGTGGGGGTGAGTTGTTGTGATCAGTTGGAGGCGTTGCAGAGGCCGATTATCCGGGTGAATGCGGGGCGTTCGGCGTCGGACAAGTTGCATTGGGCGAATTTACGGGCGGAGATGTGGGGGAAGATGCGGGTATGGTTGGAGACAGGGAGTTTGCCGAGGGATGAGCAGTTGCGGGATGACTTAATCGGTCCGGTTTACGGGTATACGAGTGCGAACGCCATTCAATTGGAGCGCAAGAAGGACATGAAGTCGCGGGGGTTGGCGAGTCCGGATTGTGCGGATGCGTTGGCGTTGACATTTGCGTATCCGGTTGGTCCGAAGGTTTCTCGTGGGGATGGGTATGATTATTTTGGTTGGGGTGAGGACCGGCGGGTTTTAGGTGGATTTGATCCGGTGACGGGGTATTGAATTTTTGGGAGGTTGATATGCAGGCTGTTGAGGAGCCGACTTACATTGCCAAACCGGTTGAAGGGGAGTTGATTACGAAAAACCGGCGGAATGAGGTGCGGGAGCCGAGGAATCTGAATTATTTTGAGATGATTCGGAAGGTGAATATTGCCGAGACATTGGACGAGAATGAGTTAAACCGGATTGGGGAGTTGGTGTGGAATGAGTATGACATTGACAGGAAGAGCCGGGTGGATTGGGAGCGGCAGGTCAAGGAGGCGCGGGATCTTTTCAAGTTGATTTCTCCGGCCAAGACGTTTCCGTGGTTGAATGCGTCGAATGTGATTTATCCGTTGGTGGCGCAGTCGGCGTTGAATTTTCATGCGCGGGCTTATCCGAACATCATCAAGGACCGTCAGGTAGTGAAGGGCAAGGTGACGGGGGATGATCCGGATGGCCGGAAGGCGGCGCGGGCGCAGCGGTTGGGGGAGGCGTTATCCACGTATATTTTGGAGGACATGGACAATTGGGAAGGGGAGATGGACATTTTGCTTCTTGATTATGCCATTACGGGGGTGGCGTTCAAGAAGACGTGGTTTGATCCGAGGCGTAACAAGGTGGTGAGTGATTGGGTGAAGGCTGAGGATTTGGTGGTGCATTACAGTTGCCGGGATTTAAGCCGGGCGTCTCGGATTACGCATGTATACGAGTTGTTTTTGAATGAAATCATTGAGTTGGTTCGGTCGGGGGCGTTTTTGGATGTGGAGTTAGGGGAGCCTGCGAATGATGATTTGCATGATTATGCTGATGAGAACCGTCCGTACACGATTTTGGAGCAGCATCGTTGGTTGGATTTGGATGGGGACGGGTATGCGGAGCCGTATATTGTCACGGTGGAGGAGGAGAGCCGGAAGGTATTGCGGATCAAGGCGCGGTATGACGAGAATGGCATTGAGATTGGCGGGGATGGCCGTTTGGTGCGCATTGTTCCGATTGAATATTTCACATGGTTTCCGTTTATTCCTACGGATTCGGTGTATGCCATAGGATACGGGTCGTTGTTGGGGCATCCCAACCGGATGATTAATACGTTAGCGAATCAGTTGATTGATGCGGGGACGTTGCAGAATGCCGGGGGTGGGTTTTTCAAGGCGGGTGCGATTGATTTTGATGGGGGGAAGCGCCGGAAGATCGAGTTTAAGTTAGGGGAGTACAAGCCGGTTTCATTTTCGGGGGATGACATCAACAAGGTGTTATGGGAGCGGCGTTCGCCTGGTCCAGCGCCGGTGTTGTTCAATGCGTTGGAGATGTTGATTAAGGCTTCGGAGAAGTTGGCGAACATTACGGAAGTGTTGATGGGGCAGAGTCCTGGGGCGAATGCGAGTCCGACGACGACGGTGGCGTTGATTGAGCAGGGGTTGCAGCAGTTCAGTGCGATTTATGCCCGTTTACACAGGGCGTTGAAGTCGGAATTTAGTAAGATCAGGCGCTTGATCTTAGCCAATCACCGGAACGACAACATTCTGATTCGGGATTTAGCGTTAAGTGATTTGGACGAGGATGGGTTGGTTGATGTGATTCCGGTGAGTGATCCGCAGAGTGTAACCAATGTACAGCGGATGATGAAGGCGGAATTAGGCATGAAGTTATTGGGGTTGGGGTTGAATGACAATGAGTTGAAGCGGCGGTATTTGGAGTCGGTGAATACCGAGGATATTGAGAAGATCATGCCTCCGGATGGGGCTCCGCCTCCTGTGGATCCCAAGATTGAGATCGAGAAGGCGAAGTTGGATATGGAGAACCGCCGTGTGACGATGGAAGAGCACCGGATGGCGATGGATTTGGCCTTATCCAAGGCGAGGATCATGGAGACGCAGGCGCGGGCGTTGAAGGTGATTGCGGAGGCGGAGGCGTTGGAGCAGGGTCCGCAACTGGATGAGTATCGGGAGCAGTTGTTACAGACGCAGCAGATTATGGATTTATTCAATCAATTGGAGGAGGCGCGGAGTCATGGTGCAGGCGCGGATGGATTTGTTACCGGAGCATTGGGAGGCGTGGATGAGGCATCCGGTTACGGTGGAGTACCTGGAGATATTGAGGGGGAATATCCAGAGGAAGCGGGAGGCGTTGGGGAGGGGGGACAGTTTGGACAGCAGCCGGGCGTTTCGGACGCTGGCGCTTACCGCTAGGGCGGTTGGGTACATTGAGGGGGTTGAGGCGGCGATTGGTGTGGGGTTGGAGATGAGTGAGAGAGAGTCCGGGTAGCGTAGAGTTACCCATATTTAGATTCAGAGAAGGAGTTGAGGAGATGAGGTTCAAGCCATTGGGCCACCGGGTATTGGTGAAGACCGACAAGATTGAGGAGAAGACGCGTGGGGGGTTGTATGTTCCGGAGAATGCGTTGGAGCGTAAGCAGGCGGAGCATGTGTACGGCACGGTAGAGGGTATTGGTGCTACGGCCTGGAAGGCATTTGACGACGGCAATCCTTGGGCTGAAGTGGGGGACCGGGTGGTTTTTGCCAAGTACGGTGGGTTTCTGTTGCGGGATGACAACGGGAACGAGTTCCGTATTTTGAATGACGAGGACCTGGTTGCCAAGATTGAGGAGCAATGAGATGAGTGAAGCGGTTTACAGTGTGGATGAAGGTGGAAGCCAGTCGGTTCGACTGGGGGGTGAGGAGGGGTCTCCTTCGGTACGGGAATTAGCGATTCAATGGGGATGGGTTCCCCGTGATGAGTTCAAGGGAGATCCGGAAAAGTTCGTGGATTATGCCGAGTTTGTGCAGGCCGAGCGGGAGGTGACGAAGAATTTAAAGAAGCATATCTCCACGCAGGAGCGCAAGATCGAGACGCTGAACCGGGAGATGGAGGAGTTGCGTAGCCGGTATGAGCGGTCCACGAAGAGCCAGCAGAATGACATATTGAAGCAGTTGGACCGGGAGTGGCGTGAGGCTGTGGAAGAGGGGGATGTCACCCGGGCCACGGAATTGCGGGACCAGCTGTTTGAGTTGAAAGCGGAAGCGGTGCGGGAAGTGGACACCGGTTCTTCGCGGGAGGCCGAGGAGCGGGCCATTTTCAAGGAATGGCAAGCGAACAACGAGTGGTTCGGTAGGGACGAGGACAAGACGATTTACGCGGAGGGTTTGTTTGCCACGTTTCAGAAGGACGGGCAGTATACGAAACCTCTGGACGAAATTCTTGACCTGATTGCGGAGAAGGTGAGCAAGAAGTTTGACGGCGTGGCTGAGGGGGGTGATCGCAAGAATGCTTCCACGGCGTTGAATGCGGATGTGGGATCGGGTCGTCCTTCGGGTTCTTTAGGTAAGACCAGGTTTACGTACAATGATTTGACGGAGAGGCAGAAGAAGATTTGCAATGATTTCATCAAGGACAAGACGTTTAAGACGCGTCAAGAGTACGTTGATTCGCTTGTGGAAGCGGGGGTGTTGTCATGAGCATGGAAACCAAGATTGGTTCTGGGATATCCCAGAAGATAGAAGAGAAGAGGCGCAAGCCGGTAGGCGAGGCGGAAGCCGAGGAGCTGGAGAGCCGGGAAATTCCATCGGACGCGCAGTCATTGCGTGAGGAGGTGGAGCGTCTCAAAAAGATCATCGAATACGGGAAGGTGGGTCCGGATCGGGATACCAGCCCGTATGCGGTTGTCCAGATTGGGGATGCTGCTGAGATTAACTTAGTTGAGGAGCGTAAGAAGGCGCTGGATCGGGAGGATGTGGACCGGATTCGGGAGATAGACCGGAAGTTAGATGCATTACGTGAGGAGTCGGCCAAACCGGGGCGTCCGCAGAGGCCGCGTCGGACTCCGATTTCGACGCGGAATCCGTTGAAATTTGGTCAGCGTCCGGGGTATCGTCGGCATGTAGTGAACGATACGAAAGACGGTGCGCGCATCAAGATGTTTTTGGATGCCGGTTGGCGGATGGTGGAGGGTGAGACGACCTCAGCCGATGGAGAGGCGGGGCGGGCGTCGCAGATAGGTACGCCGGTCCGTCGTTCGGTAGGTGCGGGGGTCTATGCCTTTCTGATGGAGATACCCGAGGAGTTGTACATGCGGGACCAGAAGTTGAAGTGGGACAAGTTGGATGCTTTGGAAAAGGGCATGATCAACGAATCGGCTGACAAGGTGGAGGGCCGTTATGGCTCGATCACTATTAATCGTTAGGTTTGAAATTACATTTCGAGTAATGTAATTTAAGGAGTGAAAAAAATCATGGCGAATGTAAACCGGATCAATGGATTTCGTCCGGTGGGGACCTTATCGGGGGCTCCCTGGACGGCGCGGGTGCAGCGGATGTACCACGCGGCGGGATCGAATTTAAATCTTAACGTGGGGGATTTAGTGACCCTCTCGGGGACGGCGGATGCCCAGGGGGTTCCCGGGGCGGTGATTGCCACGGAGGGGGGTGCCAATCCCATCGCGGGGGTGATTGTTGGAATTGAGCCTTCCACGGTGGAGAATTTTCGGTACAACTACATGCCAGCGGCTACCAACGGGTATGTATTGGTTTGTACGGACCCCAACGTGATTTTGGAGGCGCAGGCGAGTTCGGCGATTGCGGTGTCGAGCGTGGGTGCGAATGCCAACATGGTGCAGACTGTAGACCAGGCGTCTTCCATGGGGCAGTCGGGTCAGCAAGTGAATGGAACGGTGGTGACAGATGCGACGACGACGAGTCAGTTGAAGATCATCGGTTTTCCGCAGCGTCCGGACAATGAGGTGGCGTCGACGAGTAACAAGGTGCTGGTCATGATCAACAATCATGTGTTCAAGGGCGGCACGGGGACTAAGGCACTTTAAGCCTCTGATGGGGTGATGGCGGTCGATACGGGCTGCCGAGGGGGAATAAATCATGGCGGTGATTACACGCGGTAACTTTGCCCTGGACTTATGGCCGGGGATTAACAAGCATTTCGGGGATGAGTATAAGCAGCATCCGATTGAGTTCACCAAGATATTTGAAAAGGAGATCACGGACCAGGCGTTTGTGCGGGACGTGGGGGTAACGGGGTTTGGTTTGGCGGCGCAGTTGGGCGAAGGGGAAGGCGTGCATTACGACAGTGCCCAGCAGGGGTTTGTGAAGGACTATACCATTGTGGATTACGGGTTGGGTTTCATTATCACCCGGAACATGGTAGACGATGACCAGTACCGCCGACCGGCCAAGAACCGGGCGCGTGCGTTGGCGTTCAGTATGCGGCAGACCAAGGAGATTTTGGGTGCGAACGTATTGAACCGGGCGTTTAACAGTGCGTATACGGGTGCGGATGGCAAGGAGTTGTGTGCGACCGATCATCCCAACGGGGGTGGGGCGGGAGGCACGTATGCCAATGAGCCCGACAACGGATTGGACCTCAGCCAGGACGCGTTGGAGCAGGTATGGATCGACATTGCGTCCTGGGAGAACGACCGGGGGTTGAAGATTGCGGTACAGCCCCGACGGTTGATCATCCCTCCGGCTTTGAATTTCGAGGCGCACAAGATATTGATGACGGTGCAGGACCCGGACAGTGCCAACAACACCATCAATGCGATAAAGTCATTGGGGGTGATTCCGGAGGGTGCATTTGTCAATCACTATCTGACGGACAGTGATGCTTGGTTTGTCATCACCAATGTGCCGAACGGGTTGAAGTACATCGAGCGGATGGCTGACACGTTTTCGACGGACAACGATTTCGACACGGACAACGCCAAATTCAAGGCGATTTTCCGTTGTGCATTTGGTTGGACCGATCCAAAGGGCATCTACGGATCGCCCGGAGCGTAAGGACTAGCTGGGGGGCGGGTGGCGATGGATTCCCGCCCGCTCCCTGCCTTTTGAAAGGTGGCTGATCATGGGATACACGAACTTTCCGAATGGGATTACCAGTTTGGGGATACCGCTACCGGGGGTGATGCCTTCGATTGCGGGGAAATGGTTTTTTGTCAACGGGGCGAACGGGAGTGACAGCAACAAGGGCACATCCATCAGCAAGCCGTTGAAGACGTTGAGCAAGGCGTATTCACTTTGTACCAGTGCCGCAGGAGATGGAATCTGCATCATCAGCACGGATACCGGCACTTCATCGTCCACCACGGTGTATGAAACCGCCGTCATCGATTGGGCGAAGTGCGGCATCACCGTGTGGGGCATGGCGGCTCCGGTTGCTTTCGGAGTCCGCGCCCGCGTGGCGAATGGCACTTCCACGCAGACGCTGGCCTATATCGTGGATGTGCAGGGACACAACAACGCCTTCTACAATGTCCAATTCGCCAATTGGGGGACGGATGCCACGGCCTTGTCGGCCGTCAAGGTATCCGGGAACCGGAATTATTTTGGCAATTGCTACATGGTTTGCCATGGAGCGGTCACCAAGAATATCCGGGATCTTTGGTTGACAGGTTCCAACAATACGTTTGTGGATTGTGCGTTCGGCACAAATACTACGGCGGTCAGTGGAGCGGCGGCTTGCAACATCCTGATCAACGGGGATGGGGTCAACACGTGCGCCGAAGATTATTTTCTGCGGTGCCGGACGTACATGTACTCGTCCGCCAACACGCTGGCTCCCATCTACTCGGCGGCGGCGACTTCCGCCGTGGGAACCATCATCTTCCAGGACTGCATCTTCACGGCGGTTCCCGGCAGCACGGAACCGGCGGCGGTGGTGGCGGGCACCGAGTTCACGAATACAAACGGGATCATTTTCCTGTGCGGTTGCCATTCCATGAACATTGCGGATATTTCGGCATGGACGGCGCGTTGCTTCGTCAGCGGATATGCGACGGCGGCGGGGGCTGGCGGAATTGGAACGGTGACAACGTAATCATTACACGGTTGAGGGGTTTGGGGCGGCCCGGGTTTCCGGGCTGCCCCGCATAATATCCGGGGGTGACGATGAAACGAATCACGCTGTACTCCTTTATGGTATTATGCCTTCCGTGCCTTGCCGGAGCCCAGGACAACGTATTTGCCTGGAAGCGGTTGCCCGCCTATAACGCCTGGCAGGTGGAGGTGGGCACGGCGTCCAGTGATGCGGCGGGGTATGATTCCACGATTGCGGCGGCGACGAGTTATGTGACGCTGCCTTTGACTGTACCGGATGGGACGGCGTATGCCGATGTGACCATCCGCAGCGGGACGGCGGTTCCCTTGATCGCGTCCGCGTCTTCCATGTCTGCCACCACGGTGGGGATTCCGGGGTTGCATTTGGAGGCTGGTTTATTTTCCCGCAAGGATGATGCTGATTTGTATGTAAACAACCATTACACCATCGGTTCTCCACCGGCATACTATGTTCCATACATGGCCACTTCCAGTATTACCTACAAGGCGGCTTATACCGATACCACATTGCTATCTACGTATGGGACTTATCATTTGCCGGTGCGTTCCGGGTATATGGTATTGCGTTTTCAGACCACGGATGAAACACAGGATATTCAAGTGATCAATAATATTGGGGTGACGTTGACCGTGCGGTTCGCGCGGGATCGGTAATGATCATGGGCTATATTTCGGGTGATCCGTGGGCGATTTGTCAGCGGTGCGGGTTCAAGGTGCGTCTTAGCACGATCCGGCCTGAGTGGACGGGGTTGCGGGTTTGCCGGAAGTGTTGGGACCCCCGGCATCCGCAATTGGACGTACAGGCGGTGGAGGAGCGGATTGCGCGAATGGACGCGTTGCCGGAGCCTCCTGATGTGTTTATCGGTCCGGGGGATCATTCTCCCGATGCTCTATGAGGTGAACCATGCTTCAGCGCCTTGCGGCTGATTTTATTCTCAACCGTGATGAAATCATCCGCAAGGCGCTGAACAAGATCGGGGTGTTGGCCAAGGGGGAGACGCCGGACGCCGAGGATATCTTTGACGGGGCGCAGTCATTGAATCTGATGCTCAAGGCGTGGCAGAACGAGGGGATCGGGATTTGGTTGAACCAGCAAGTCACCCTGTATTTGCAACGCGGTCAATCGGCGTATAGGTTAGGACCTGATGGGGATCATTGTACTGCTTCCCCGGTGGAAACGAATGTGCATTCGTCTTATCCGGGCAGTGAAGGCGCGTGGTATGTGTATGTTACATCGACCAGCGGGATTACCCATGGGGATCATGTGGGGATCATGTTGGATAACGGGCTGTGGCAATGGGACACGGCCTATATGCCGGAGAATGACCGGGACGGGGTGTGCCGTTCCCAGACCAAGATTTTATCCGGCCTATTGAATATCAACGGGGATTTGGCTTCCGGTGGAGTGGCCCGTTGCGGGCAACCCCGTTTGATTACGGTTTATTCAGCCAACGATAACCGGGGGCAGATCTTCACCGTGATTGGTACGGATTATACCGGAGCGGTGCAGACCGATGCTATTACCGGACCGAACGCGGGGGAGACGGTAAGCGGAAGCCGGTATTTTGGTACGGTTACGGCGGTATCCGTCAATTCCGGGTGTTCGGGGTATGTGGAAGTCGGTGTTGGGGATGTGAGTCTCACGCTGGCGTCGGTTACATTGCCGGTTGCCGGAACTTTGGACGGGGATGCGGCATCGGGAAACAAGGTGGTTGCGTACACCGACAAAATCCGGCGTCCGTTGGATATTTTGGAGGCGCGGTATTGCACCAGCGGCGGTCATGAGCGTCCGTTGCTCCAGATGGATGCGGATTCGTACAAGCGGTTGACGGTTAAATCGACCAGTGGTCAGGTGTTGCAGTATTACTACGATCCCCAATTGGACAATGGGGTATTGTATGTATGGCCGGTGTGCAGCGATGGAAACGACTGGTTGAAGATGACGGTGAAGACGCCGGTGGATGACCTGGACCAGATTACCGACAATGCGCAATTTCCCAAGGAGTGGTTGGAGGCGATCATTTACAATCTGGCGATTCGATTGGCCCCGGAATACGGGGTGATTCCATTGCCGGATGTGAAAGAAATGGCGTTGGTATCCAAGGAGATGGCGGTAAGGTTTGACCGGGGGACCTTGCCGGTGCAATTCGTTCCGGCGGTGGAGTGCTGACGGCGGTTGCCGGGGAAATACCCGCAATGAAGCAAATCCCGTTTTTGGTTGGGCATTCGGCAGGGGTGTCCCTGAATGCGAATGCACAACAGCTGGTCAATCTTTATTTCGAGCCGGACCGGATAGGGGGGCGCAGTGCGCATATTGGGTATCCGGGGCTGAAGTCGGTTTTATCCCTTCCTGACGGCATCGAGTTGTCGGGGAAGTCTCCCACGATGGAAGTGCGCGGTTTGCATGTGATGGGGGACTATCTGTACGCCGTGTGCGGCAATTACGTAGTGCGGGTGGATTCCAGCCTAAACAAGTCCTTAATCAGTACCACCATTCTTTCCACCAGTTCCGGACCCGTCGTGATGGCCGACAACGGCTATCAATTGTTCATCGCCGAGAATCTCGACAAGTTGGCGTATGTGTATGATTCCGTGGCGGGGACCTGGACACAGATCAACGAGGATGATTATTCGTTTCTGGGCGGTCATGATGTTGCGCATCAGGACGGGTATTTCATTTCGTCGGCGGTGGACAGTGATACGTTTTACATTTCCTCGTTCAACGGGGCCAATGAGAGCGATGCCCTGGCGCCGTGGGACCCGTTGCAGATGTATGTAGCGAACGCCAAGCCGGGGAATATCGTCCGGATTATTTCCGATCACCGGGAATTGTGGGTGTTCAAGCAGTATTCCACAGAGGTGTTTTACAATTCCGGGGATTTGGACCTTACCTTCCGAAGGATGCCGCGGGGTAATTTGGAGGTGGGCTGCGCTTCCCGGAACAGTGTGGTAGCCTTGGACAACACCTTGTATTGGCTGGCGGATGATCGAACCATCCGGCGGGCCAACGGGTTCACGCCGGAAATTATCAGTCCCCCTCAGATTGCTTCTCAAATCAACCGGTACAGTGTGGTGGACGATGCCGTGGCTTTTGCTTGGACGGAAGCGGGCAAGAAGTTTTATCAGATTACATTCCCCTCGGCGGATGAGACGTGGTGTTATGAGGTGTCCACGGGGATTTGGTCCAAGCGGGCGAGTTATAGGGATAATTTTACAATGGATACAGATGACGGGAGGCATCGGGCGAATTGCTATGCATTTTTTAATGGGAAACATTATGTTGGGGACTACAGTAATGGGCGTTTGTATGAGATGGACCGGGAGACGTACACGGACAACCGGCACCGCATCCGGCGGGTGGCGGTGGGGATGCCGCTTTTGAACGACCGCCAAAATTTCATCTTGGATTCGTTTGAGGTTGAGTTTGAGGCGGGGGTTGGATTGACGCCGGTTTCGGATGCTGATCCGGATGGGGTATGTCTCAGTCAGAAGCCTGGAAGCGGTGGAGTGCAGAATTTAACGATCAATGGTCCGTTGGCTTCCGGAGGAGTGGCGGATATGGGTACGGCGCGGCATGTGACGATCACGTCGACGGCGGATGATTCCGGGAGGAGTTTTACGATCAGCGGGACGGATGCGTATGGGGAGGCGGTTACGGAGACGCTGGCGGGTCCGGATGCCGGGATGGTGGAGGGGGCCATCCCGTTTGCTACAGTCACCCAGGTATCCATTGATGACAACAGTGCCGGGAATATAACCGTCGGTTCAGCCAGCAGTGTGATGCCCGGGGAAGACCCGCAGGCTATGTTGCAGTTTTCCAAGGATGGCGGGCATACCTGGTCGTATGAATTATGGAAGTCCATCGGCAAGATCGGGGAGTATACCCGGCGGGCGAGATGGAACCGGTTGGGGGTGTCGCGAAGCCGTACTTTCCGGTTGGTGATCACCGATCCGGTGAAGGTGGTGATTTTGGCGGCGTATTTTAATGGTCGTGCGGGGGTGTCGTGATGGCATCGTATATCCGGGAGATGCCCAAGGAAGAGTTGATTGATTCATCGGGGCGGATGTCCAAATCGTGGGAGATTTGGTTTAACGATTTGCGGATGGATGTATTGCCCAAATTAAGCCAGGCGGTCGGCGGAAATCTTGCGGTTGTAACATCCGATGGCGTAATACGGGACGGGGGCGTATCGCCGGATGCTTTTGCGGGAACCGTGCACACCCACACGTCGGTCAATCAGGGCGGGGTGATTCCCTCGGCCTCGTGGACGCAAGCGGCGGCACAGCCGGAGGCGAACGCGGTAACTACACCTACCGTTCCCGTGCCATACAGTTCGGTCGAGATGCAGGCCATTTTTAATACCCTTACGGCGGAAATCAACGCGCTGGTTGGGGTGGTGAATGGATTGATTGCCAAGTTACAGGATGCCGGGGTGATGCAATCATGAGTGAGACGGTGATCCGCAGGGCTGTGGCTGGGGATGTTCGGGCGATTGCCGAGATGGGCATCCGTTTTTATTTGCTACGGAACTTCCGGGCCAAGGGATTCCAATTGAACACCAGTGGGTTGGAGGCGGTTTTGCTCCACTTGTTAGACAGCAACGGACTGATCGTGGTGGCCGAGCGGGATGGAAAATTGGTGGGTTCGGTATTGGGGTTGATTTCGCCGTGGATCGGTGATGTGAATCAGTTGGTGGTGCAGGAAATCTGGTGGTGGGTGAATGAGGAATGTCAAGGGGAATTTATTGGGAAGCGGATGATTCGGTTTTACGAAGAGGAAGCCCGTCGGATGGGGGTTAAGTTTAGTATCGTTGGAACCCATGAATTTGACGGAGAGGATAAGTTGGGCCGTGTGTACGAGCGTCTAGGGTATCGACACTTGCAGCACGACTTTATAAAGGAGTTGTAACATGCCGGTTTTTAGTGCGGTGGGTGAATTACTGGGTATGGATGAGCGGGACAAGGGGTATGACCAGGCGCAGAATACAATTTGGAAAATGTACAAACAGGCGCGGGAGGATTTAGCGCCTTGGCGGGAGTCTGGAGGTCGTGCGGTCACGGAGTTGGAGAAGCGAGTCATGGCGGGACCTGGGGATTACACCCGGAGCCCTGGGTATCAGTTTCGTTTTAATGAGGGGCAGCGTGCCTTGAATGCCAATTATGCATCTCAGGGAGCATTGGGGAGCGGGGCGCACAAGAAGGCATTGATGCAATATGGACAGAATCTGGCCACCGAAGATTATGAAAGGTTTTTAGACCGTTATTATAGGTCATTAACGCCATTGCAGACGCTTTCCGGTCTTGGGTTGTCGGCGGCGGGAACGACGGTTGGGGCTGGTCAGAACACTGCCCGTGGTATTGCTGGGTTGCAGCTGGAACAGGCGGCGGACCGGGCGAGTAGTTTCGGTAATCTGATGGGGATTGCCGGTGAAGGGTTAGGTAGTCTGTTTGGGAAAATATTCTAAGGGGGATGGATCATGGAAAATCTACCTTTTACAAAGGGGTACCGTGATACCAAATTATTTGAGGAGGAGCTGGCCAATGCCAGAAACCGGCGCAAGTTAAGTGAATTGGCTTTACAGTATGCGCCGGAGGACCGCCGATTCCAACTGGACACCCGGGAGCAAACCAGGAAGGAATGGGGTTACAAAAACAAGGAATTGGAACTGGCCAAAGTGAATCAGTGGTCCAAATATGCGTTGGATCAATTGGGGTTGGCCTCCAATCCACAGGATTACAACCTGGTATTGATGAAAATGCAGTCGGAGATGGGGTTGCCGGATGAATATGCCCGACCTTTTGTAGCAGATCCGAATATGACGCCGGAGCAGTTCGAGGCGTTCCGCACGGACAAGTTGACCAAATTGAGTAACATCCAGTCTGAAGCGGAAAGGCAGATGGAATTATTCAAACACAACTTAAGCATGAAGGAAATGGAGTTACGCAACAAGGGTTTGCTGGATGTGGAATCCATGCGCCATCAGGGGGAGATGGCTGAGATTGGGGCGCGGAATGCCGGGAATATGGAGTTGGCGCGATTCGGTGCCAGTCAACCGACGGATTTTGAAAGGTTGTTCCAGCGGTACCGGACATCCAGGGACCCGGAAGAAGTGAAATACTTAAGTCAAATGCTTGACAATATGGCTACGGGGAACCGCCGCCGGGATTACATTTTGCCTACCTATTCCGATCGATTTAAAGCTATCGAGTTGGCTAATGAGGATTATGATCGTCAATTCTCCGATTTTGATGCCGCCACCGGTGTGTTCAAAGGATACCGTGCCGGTGCTCCTCAACGGGATGCGTGGGTGAACCAGCGTGCGGAACAGTATTTGGGTGTAAGTCCAGCTGGTTCCATGGGGAGCGTACTGAATCAGGGTGGCCCAGTGAATGATTTCAGTTGGATTACCAAAGACAACGTCGAAAAAGTCTATGGGGCCACGCAATCGGATGCGGAGCGGGAGGCTATTGTTTCCTGGTTGTTGCGTGCCGGGAAGATCGAGGAGGCGCAAGCCTTCAATGATGTGATCAAGAAGCACGAGAAGGGAAAGACCGGCGGGAAGGATGAGAAGAATAACAAGGCCAAGAAAACGTTGCGTAGTTTTCAGAATCCGGAAGAGGCGATGCGGCATTCTTCCTATACTCCTCCTGTCGTGAATGAAACTCCAAGTCAGGAGAAGATTGCTGATCTCTATCGGTGGTCAGGTACCAGAAAATAGATGTGAAATCGGCTGGAGAAAAATAAACATGCCCACTTTATCCGAACGGATTCAAGAAGCGATTAATACCGCGCAAGAATATAACGATCTTCCGTTAAGCGAGCGCATTCAGCTGCAGATCGATATGGCGAACCAGGAGCGCAACCGGAAGGAAATGGGGATTACCGAGCGTTCCCTGAAGCGGGGCCTCTATCAGATGGGCTCCATGGGGGGCGGTATGGTCGGGATCGCCGGATCGCTGGCGGGCAAGATCGGGGTTCCAGAGCATATAGCCGGTCCGATACGGGATTGGGGTGTTGAGACCTACGGCAGCCTTGGGCGCAAGGCCAGTTTGTATCCGGCGGATACGGAAACATCTTTTGATTTGCTGACCAGTCCTTCACAAGCCGCCAAATGGACATGGGAGTCCATTGTTGAGAATCTTCCCTATATGGCGGTTACTTTTGGATCGGCGGCTGCCGGGAAGATCGTTGGCAGCAAGGTTGCCAGTGGTGTTTTGGGAGGGGCGCTTGAGCGGCTGACCGGCAAAAAATTAGCCTTGGACGCTATGGAGCGTTTTGGTTCCCGGTTTGGTTTGGTATCAACCACAGCGGCGCTTGAAGGTGGCGGGATGTGGGGGGAGACTTTGGAACGGTCCGGGGTGGACAATCCAATTTCCGCCATTGCAGGAGGGACCGTCAACGGATTTATTGAGTTGGCTGGTGGTATGTCCAGTGTATTCGATCGGGTTTTGGGTGTCACCCGTGGGAATTTGTACCGCCAAGCGGTAGGCAATATGCGCAAGGCGGTTAGTACTGGACAGACGATTTCCCCAAAAGACGCTTCGATCGTCAACCGGTTGTTGCATGAGCTTAGGACAACCGCTCCACAGGAGTTCCAGCAGGAGTGGTTCCAGGAACTGGTCACTCTCTCTAACATCGCCATCAACGATCCGACGTTTGAGGTGTTTACGCAAGAAAACGTTGAGCGATTGGTGGATGCGGGGGCTCGTGGTGGAGCGGCTGGATTGGGGACCGGCGTGATGTCGCTTCCGTTACAAGACCGGTACAGCCTGGTTCGCGAGAAGGTGGAATCTCTTGATCCGGCTGAATTACGCCAGGCCATTCAGAGTCAGTCGAAACTACTGGCGGAACAACCGGAGAACGAGGACCTGCGGCAAGTGATTAATATCTTGCTGCAACGGCAACTCCGGGATACACACGCCGGTTACCGGGAGTTGTTGGATGCTTACAATCGCACCAAAGACCCGGCGGTCAAAAAACAACTTGGGGCGGCGATTATCGCAGCTCAGGAAGATGAGTTGCGGAGGCTGAAAGAAGAGGGGGCGGAGAAGAAATATACGATTTTGCGTGACACCGGGGAACCGGGGGAGAAAACCAAGCCCGGGGAGTCGGAGAAGAAATACACGATCTTGAAGGATACCGGGGAGCCAGATGAAAAATACACGAATTTGCGGGTTTTAACTGAGAATCCAACCGAAGTCGTTCTTGTTCCAGAAGGCGAGGGGGCGGCCCGGGTTTCGAGGGCTCCAGAGGGCGAGGGGGCGGCCCGGGTTTCGAGGGCTCCAGAGGGAGAGGGGGCGGCCCGGGTTTCGAGGGCTCCAGAGGGCGAGGGGGCGGCCCGGGTTTCGAGGGCTCCAGAGGGCGAGGGGGCATCCCGTGTTTCTAGGGTTCCAGAGGGTGAGGGGGAATCCCGTGTTTCTAGGGTTCCAGAGGGTGAATTGGCAACCAGTATTTCGGAAGGTAAAGAAGCGGCGGGTGCTGTAAGTATTCCGGAAAAGGAGCTCCGTACACGCTATAAGGCCCCGGAAGGCGAGGAGGGGGGGCTGGTTATGAGGGTTCCGGAGGGCGAGGGAGCGGCCAGCGTTGTAAATATTCCGGAAGAGGAATCGGCAACCCGCATTTCTCGTGTACGACGTGAAACTCCAAAAGGTGAAGGGGCAGCCCGTTGGGGGGAAAACACGGAAGACCTGATCAATGCATGGACGCACGGAAAACAAGTTCCACCGCATGTCTTCCGTGGAGCAACTCCGGAAGAGGAGGAGAGGGTTCGGGAGCAGCGGCACAGAGAGTGGGAGGAGAGGGTTCGGGAGACGAATCTGGATCGGTTTATAGACCAATCCCTTCGTAGCCGCTTGGGAGAATTATTAGATAAACGATTGCGTGCCAAATTGGAGCGTGAGGAAGAGAAAAGGCGCTGGAGGGAGTTGGAGAAGAAGGTTAAACCTGAGATTCCACCCAAGCCTGCGGTTCCAAAACAAGCAGCTGTACCGGAATTGCCTCAGAAATATATTCCGTCTCCGAAACTGGCAAGGGTGGCCAGGGAACTACGCGTAAGTCACCAGGAGATAGTGAATGCTTATCTCGATTCAATATTGACCGGGAAACCACCGCAAGGCAATAAGAACCTGCGCCGTGCATTGATTGAGATATCGATAGATCCACAATCCGATGAGATTCGTAGTTTGCAAGTGGGGGCATTGATTGAACTACGGAATCGCACAGGGCTTATTCCGTCCAGAAAAGAAGTGCGCCGGATGTTTGTGATAGAGGCACAAGAGGCGGATGATTTGTTGCGCGAAGCCTTTGGTCCAGGTTGGGCGCAAGAGCAAGACATGTTACAACGACTGGCGCAGGGAGGAAAGCGGACTGGAACAATCCCCACACTCATTTTAACCAGCAGCGGTAAACCGTTTCTGACGGAGAAGGCGACAACCGCCAGGCGCAGGGAATTAAAGGCGCAAGGTATTGATACCGTCCCCGTTCCGGTGGAGGGTGGATTTGGTTTAAAGCGCATTGAAAAGGAGGGATCAAAACATGATCGTAAAAACAAAAAGGGGTTGGGAAGTAAAATCGGAGAAAGGCAAAAACCTGGGAGGCCCGTACCGGAGTCTGGACGAGGCCAAGAAACGACTGCGGCAGGTGGAGTACTTCAAACACAAAAAGGGAAAGAAATAAAGCCAGTAGTTCCAGCGGAAAAGCCAACCATACCTACGCCTGTTGAGAAGAAGCCCACCACGCCAACGCCGGTTGAGGAGAAGCCTACCACACCGACGCCGGTTGAGGAGAAGCCTACCACACCGACGCCGGTTGAGGAGAAGCCTACCACACCGACGCCGGTTGAGGAGAAGCCCACCACACCGACGCCGGTTGAGGAGAAGCCCACCACACCGACGCCGACAGAGGAGAAGCCCACCACACCGACGCCGACAGAGGAGAAGCCCACCACACCGACGCCGCCTACACCATCTTCGGAAGAAGAGAGAATGGTCACCCCGGAAGAATTTCAGGCCATGGGGCGGAAAAAT